AAATAAAGTTATATCAGGAGAGTGTCTTAACTGCGAATCAACTTATTCTGTTGAGTATGTTGAACAATTAGTATCTACGGAGCTACCAGAACATTGTCCGTTCTGTGGCGAAGTCATCGAGGAATTATCCGAAGAATATATAGAGGATGATGACCTTGATGAGAATGATGAATGGTAAATTGGAAATATAAAGATATAGATTTTACAGAAGAACAAATTGGTGATAATTATGGATTTGTTTATGTTATAACTAACTTAGAGACTAACCAGAAATACATTGGTAAGAAGTTATTCTGGTTCTCTAAGACCAAACAAGTTAAAGGAAAGAAGAAACGAATAAAAGTTCCTTCAGACTGGCAAACTTATTATGGAAGTAGTGACAAATTACAAAAAGATGTTATAATGTATGGACAGGATAAGTTCCATAGGGAAATATTACATCTTTGTAAATCCAAAGGTGAATGTAGTTATCTTGAAGCGAAAGAGCAATTTGCAAATAATGTTATGGAAAGTGATGAGTATTACAATGACTGGATTATGGTCAGAGTGAGAAAGTCGCACATCAAGGACTACAATGAACGTAAATCTAAGTGAATTAGCAAAACAAAATTATGATACAATTTTATTTTTGCCTGGAGAAAAAGATAATGAAATTCGAGTAGAAGGAAGTGTCTACAAAGATCCTGGACAAAAACTAGATGGTAGCGAGAGTGGTGATTGTTATCATATTATCCTGTTTAAGCTTGAAGAAGAAGGAAATCCAATACATTTGGATAAATTTGAAGCTATTCTTCTTGCTCCTTTGGAATATATTGCCAGACTTATTCCTGATGAATGGTATGGAGTTGTTTCTAAGAAAACCACAACATCACAATCTTTCATTGAATCAACCTTTGACAAGTTGAAAGAAATGTGTTAGGATGACCTTTTAATTACTGGATTATATAATGATTCTCGTTGACCTGAACCAAGTTCTCTTAGCAGGACTCATGGCTCAAATTTCAAATCAAAAAGGCATTAAGTTAGAAGAAGACCTAATTCGTCATATGGTCTTAAACATACTTAGGATGCACCTCAGAACGTTCCGTAATGAATACGGTGAGATTGTACTCTGTTGTGACAACCGTAAATATTGGCGCAAGGAATTCTTTCCATACTATAAAGCCGGTCGTAAAAAATCACGTGAAAAGTCTGCATTGGACTGGCATCTCATTTTTGACATGTTGGCTAAATTCAAAGCCGAATTGAAAGAAAACTTTCCATATAAAGTGATTGATGTTGAAGGCGCTGAAGCAGATGATGTAATTGGCACTTTGGTTCCTTTGTATGCTGCACATGAAAAGATTTTGATTCTATCAAGTGACGGAGACTTTTTGCAATTGCAACGTTGGGGCAGTAATGTTAAGCAATACAATCCTGCAATGAAGAAATTTCTAAAGTCGGAAGACCCATTAGTTGAATTGAAAGAGAAAATTATTCGTGGTGATAAAGGCGATGGCATTCCAAATATCTTTTCACCAGCTGATTGCTTTGTCCGTGATTTAAGACAAAAACCTATCACTAAAGGTTTGATGGATAAATTGTTGAACGAACAAAGTGAAAAGTGGGAAGATGAAATTGCTAAAACTGGCTTTTCTAGGAATCAAACACTAATTGACCTAAGTCTAATACCAAATGAGATAAAGACCAAAATCATAAATACGTATGAAGAAACTAAACCTGCATCAAAACAAAAGATGTTGACTTACTTCATGGAACATAAACTGAAAAATTTAATGGATGTGATTGAGGAATTTTAATGAAGAACATATATGAAGTTTTAGACGAGTTTGAAAAAGCTAAAAACAAAAAAGATAGAATGGGTGTTATTGGCCAGAATCTGTCAAGAGTATTGACTGAAGTGTTACAATTGACATTTCATCCACAATATGATTGGTACATCAAAGAACTTCCTGATTGGTATAAACCAAATGAAGTTCCACCTGGCATGGGTTATGCACAACTATCAACAGAAATCCGTAAGTTGTATATGTTTCGCAAAGGTGATCCTACAGCCGATAAATTAACAGATAAAAAACGTGCTCAATTGTTATATGAGTTTCTCCAAAATTTGGAACCAAGAGAAGCCGAAGTTGTTATGGGAATATTCAATAAAGACTTAGGCGTTAAAGGTCTAGATTATAAATTCGTCAAAGAGGCATTTCCAAATCTTTTACCATAATGATAAAAAAAGAAAAAATAGCCGTTGTTTCTGGTTGTTATGATCCTCTTACACCAAATGACTTAAATTTCCTAAAAGCTTGTAAATGTAAATCGGATTGGCTAATAGTTGGGTTACATTCTGATTATGCTGTTTTCAACAAAACTGGAACATTAGCTTTTGATTATCAAACACGCAGAAGATTAATAGATTCTATAAAATGTGTAGATGAAGTATTCCAATTTGATGATTCAGATGGAACTTCAATACAATTGTTGAAAGTAGTAAAGGCTTGTTATCCTATGTCACAAATATTTTATGTGTCTGAAGATAATATGGAAAATTCACCTGAAACCACAGTCAGGGGTGTAACATTTGTAACGTTGAGGCAGGAGTAAAGAAGTGTCAAAATTTGTAGCTAAATTTCGCAAAGAAAAAGACTACAACGATGAGTATGCATTTAAGAAAAATGTATATGAACGTAGAAAGCAAGAAAAACGTAGAGATACAGATAAGCAAAATCGGTATGAAGATGCTTATGATGTTGATTGGTCCTACGGCAATAAAAAACATCGGAAATAATGTTGTTTTTTTGCAACAACGCTTGACAAATAGACGGAACTGAGTATAATGGTACTCCTGTGTGTGGAGTTTCATTATGCTTATTCATTTCAAAGTTCCAAAGTCTAAAAAACGTAAAGTCCCTAAACAGCAACAAGCGGACTATGACGCATGGCTCAAATCCATTGAAGCCATGAAACCAAAATCATTAAATAAATCTATGGCATACAAACCAGTGAGAAGTCCTGTGGTTACAGGCGTTTATGTGCGGGAAACACAAAAAATCAAATCATTAAATACCGGTTTAGGAGTAGCTACAAAAGCACCAGCTAAAGTATACACCGGAGATAAGATGATGGGTATTGCCACAATGCATAAATCAAATGCCGTGCCGGTTTTTACAGACGAACAAGCAAAAGACATATCTAGCATGAGAAGATAAAATGAAGAATATCAAAACCAACAAATTTGTGATAGAGTTAAAACGCCCGGTTTGCCGGACTCCTATCAAACCTGTCCAAATTCATAAAAAAGCGACAAAATACAGTCGTAGAACAAAAAAACACGACATCCAAATGGAAATTAATCATGGACTCTAAAAAAGACGACAAATTTCCTAAAATTGATGAAAAAGTATTACAAGACCTTAATGAAGTGATGACAAAATGGGCGGTAATGTCACAATTTGAACAGGATTTAGAAAATTATGAGCAACTCAAGCAACAATCCAACTAAAACATCATGGGAAACGACCATTGAAGATGCAAATGACGGATCCGGCGATGGAATTTTGACTTTACCACCAGAATTATGTGAGATGCAAGGTTGGAAAGAAGGAACCGTGCTAGAAATTGAAAATATAGATGGTTGTTTGTACATTTCCGAAGTAAAAAACTTGACAAAGACAGAAAAATAATGTATAATAGACACTTATTCATTAGGATTTACAATGGAATTAATTCAATCTAAGTCACTTCTTGCCAAATTGATGGCTACAGAGAATTTACACATCGAGCAACGCCAAGTTGCTACTGCTTCCTTTGATGTGGAGAACAGAATTCTCACAATCCCTATCCTAGAAAAAGAATTGTCTAGTCATACCTACGATTTGTTCGTTGGTCATGAAGTTGGACATGCATTATACACACCACTTGAAGGTCTTAAAAAGGCTTTTGAGATGAAATTGTCAATGTCTGTGATGAATGTGCTTGAAGATTCACGGATTGAGCGTAAAATTAAGTTAAAATATCCTGGAATTCGTCAGTCCTTCATCAAAGCATATAAAGAATTGATGGAAAGAGACTTTTTTGGCACAATTAACAAAGATGTCAACAAGCTAAACTTCATTGACCGTGTAAATTTGTATTGCAAAGGTGGTGTGGAAACTGGAATCACGTTTACTGATGAAGAAAAATTGATCCTAAATGAGATTGAATCAACTTCCACTTATGAAGATGTGATTGAAGTGTATAAAAAAGTCAAGGATTACATGAATTCCTTGAATGAAGAAGCGCCTATCCGTCCTAAAGATGGTCATTTTGAGTATACAGATGATGATTCTTTTGATGAAGACTCGGAAGAAGTCTCATTTGAACAAGAAGACGGTCAAGAGCAAGAAGGCCAAAGAACAAAATCAGTTGAAGAAGATGATGGTGAAGATTCCGAATCAGAAGGTAAAGGTGAAAATTCAGGCACCGACATGAAAGAAGAAGGATCTGAAGAAGATGGTTCTCAAGTTGGTACTGGTCGAGAGGGTTCAGATTCAACAAAATCATTAAAAGAACCTATTTCTTATACCGATGAAAATTTCCGTAGAAATGAACACAAGTTATTCTCTAATGATGGTCGTAAATACTATTATGGAAATGTTCCAAAGTTAAATTTGGATAGTATTATTGTTGACCATAAAGTATTATGGCCAAGGCACCGTAAAGATATTCAACAAAGGCGTATGGAATATAATATGCCAGAATTCACTGGCACTGATGTTGCAGGTTTCAAAAAACTCCGTGAAGATTCTAAAAAAGTTGTTTCTTATTTGGTCAAAGAATTTGAGCTAAAAAAGAATGCTGAGCAAATGAAACGTGCTTCAATCTCCAAAACTGGTGAATTGAACATGTCCAAAATTTACTCATATAAATTTAGTGAAGATATCTTTAAGAAGATGACAGTTGTACCTAATGGTAAATCTCATGGCTTGGTCATGTTCATTGACTGGTCTGGTTCTATGTCCAATAATATTGGCAATACTATTAAACAATTGCTTAATCTGGTGATGTTCTGTAAGAAGGTTAATATTCCTTATGAGGTGTATGCCTTTACAAGTTCGTATGATGATTACGAGCACCGTATCATTCCTAAAAAAGATGATATGCATATGGGTCATTTTCACCTTATGAATTTGTTATCAAGCAGAATGTCGGCTTCAGAATATTCTTATGCCGCTTCCGTTTTGATTGGTTATGATAGTAGATTTGTTTACAAACCTGATTGGTTTGGACTTTCTGGTACTCCTTTGAATCAAGCTATTGTTGCTGCAATGGAAATCATTCCAAAGTTTCAAAAAGATAATCGATTACAAATCGTCAACACCGTATTCTTGACTGATGGTGATGGTGAAAAATCAATGAGCATCTATGATGCTACTGGCCGTTCCGTTTATATTGATAATCGTAAAGGTTCAAGTGTTGTTATACGTGACCCTATTTCAAAACATGAAGAAGTTGTTGATTACAACTGCTGGGCTCGTGAGTTGACTTCAGCTTATATTAAATTATTGAAGGCTAGAACAAATTGTAACATCGTTGGTTTTTATATCTTAGGTTCTAGAGAATTTGGTAGTCAAATGAGTCATTTCTTGGCTATGGACAACAAAGAAGACAGAAGTTGGAAAAGAGATAACGATATCACATTACAGGTTGAAAAACTAAAAACAACATTCCGTAAAAACAAATACCAAATTGTTACAAATGGTGGCTTTGATGAATACTATTTGTTACGTGCTGAAGGTATGGATACAGATGAAGATTCTGAGTTCGAGGTAAAAGAAAATGCTACAACTAAAGGCTTTGTCAATGCTTTTACTAAGTACCACAATAACCGAAAAACAAATCGTGTCGTGTTAGGCCGATTCATTGAAATGATTGCATAAGGAGTTTATATGTTTGAAGAAATAGTAACGTACCAACATTACACACGTAAAAGTGTGGTTACCAAAAATGAAATGGGTGTATTTACAGTCAGTTTCTTTTTAGATGGTCGCCTAACACATTGTAATTCTTGTTACAATAAAGAAGAAGCAACCAGATTGGCAGAAGGTTTTGTATACATTGGTTCTAAGCCAACTTTGCTAAACGAAGAAGCTTAATGAAAAATGTTCTAATTACTGGTGACATGGGTTATATCGGTCAACACCTGAAAAAGATGTTGGCTGATACTCGACCTGATATCAAGGTCTATGGCTTTGATATTACACCAAATGGAATGGATGTAAGAATACCACACAGACTACACCAATTGAGAGGTGTTAATAATAAACCAATCACCTTTGATGCGATTGTCCATCTGGCTGCATTGGTCAAAGTCGGTGAATCTGTGGAAAGACCACTTGATTATTATGAAACAAACTTTACAGGAACAATGAATGTCTTACGCTATGTCTCTTGCAATAACTTTATTTTCGCTTCTACTGGTGCTGCTAGCAACCCAAATAGTCCTTATGGGTATTCCAAACTCGTGGCAGAGCAATGTGTACAAGAGTATTGTAAAGAAAATCGAATCGACCACACCATTTTTAGGTTCTATAATGTTATTGGTCAGGATGGATTTGATCCTACTAATCCTGATGGCCTATTCTATAATCTAAAGCGCATACCAGAGACCAAAGAAATTAAGATTTATGGTAAAGACTGGAACACTAAGGATGGTACCTGTGTCAGAGAGTATGTCCATGTAAATGATATTTGTCGTGCCATCATTAAGGCTATTGACAAGCCATCTAATTCAATCGAGAATCTGGCTTATGGTGATCCGAGAACAGTCAAAGAAATAGTAAGCTTATTCTTGGCAGTGAATTCGCTAGATTGTACAGCAGAATACTTACCGAGAAGGTCTGGTGATTTAGAATCAACTTATCTATCAGAACCTTCAGAGTACATGGAACGCCACTATACATATGAAGATATGCTGAAGATTTAGAAATATGCAGCTTTAGTGCTACGTTGATATTGTTTGATCCAAAATTCAACATCCGCTGTAGATGCAACGTTCTTTGACTTTAGATATTCTTCTAAATTGCTGTTGTAATTAAAAGAAAATAATTGCTTAAAAAATTTAACCATTTGAAACCCCTCTAATATTAGTAATAACTATATTAGTATTTATACTTAGAAAGTGAGATATACCATGACCGAAACTGAAAACTCTAATATTACCACACTCCGTCCATTGGGTAATAAATTAGTTGTACAATTGATCCAAAAAGAAACCGTATCGCCTGGTGGTATTGTACTAACACGTGCCGATGCTACCGAGGCAACACGTGGTAAAGTTCTTGCCGTTGGACCGGATGTGCTTGACATCCAAGTTGGAGATGTTATACTTCCTAACTGGAACAAAGCTAAGAAAGTATCCAATGATGGCCAAAGTGTTTACATTGTGCTTGACGAGGATGTTGTTGCTGTATTTGAAGATTAATTTTTGGAAGTTTATATCATGAGTGTAATTTTTAAGTTGAAATCGTTAGACCCCAATAAAGTCACCTTTGGCCAAGTTGGTCCATTACCTGGTGTTAGATATGTTGACCGTCAAATCATCAAACTCTCAGACATTTATACACCACCTTATACAGAAAATCCTGTGCGTAAAGATGGCCTCGATTTAGCAAACATCGAAGGTCTAGCAAAATGTTTTTCAATGGGTATTGATTATTCACAAAAACCACCAGTTGTTAGGAAAATTCCTGCTAAAATGGTGGATGGTATTCGTTATGAATATGAATTGATTGATGGTAATCACCGCATAGCTGCAATGACATCACTTGGCTACGATGAGTGGATTTTCGATATCTATGAGTTTTGCTTAGATGGTTATTCATTTGAAGATTCAGTACGAACATTTCAATTACATTATAACACTCCTGTAGTACAACTTGCGGCTTCTACCGCAGACTATGTAAATACAATTTCTAGGTTAATTAGCAATAATTCCAAATTGGTGCAAAACAATGAAAAGAGTATCAATGAATATATTGAGAAATTTTGTCCTTATATGCACTACAAACAACAAGCGTCTATTGTCAACCAAGTTATTGCAAAAAACGGCTCTTACCAAGACGTTGTAACCTTTACACCAAAGAATCTAGAATCTTGGCTGAAAAAGAATACAGACTTTAAGTATAAAGGAGAATATGACTCTAAAAGAAATATGTACGGTTGGACTTGCTTGGGTCCAAGATATGAATTTGATTCTTTTTACAATTCACTAAAGAAATATTCAGATACTGGAAAAGAATCTTACATAATTGCCCACACCTTTGCTCCAACAGAAACCAAAAGCCTGCAAGACCAAAGAATGTCCGTTTACAATAATATCAAATCAATTGAAGAAGTATTGTTGGATGCTTTTAATTTCTACGCCAAGTACAAGAGATTTCCTACAACTTTAACACATTATATTCCACAAGACCGTGCAAATAATGAGGATAAGGAAACTCCTATTCCAGTGGAAGTTATTCTTGAATCTAATAAGAGTAATAAACCAATCAGTGAATTTTCTTATTAATTGCTTGGTTTTCCAGCGATTCCGAAAGGCTCCCTATGTCCTACAGCAGTCCTTATGACAATAATATACCTCTTGCAAGTGGTGTAAGTGATATCACAATTACACCCGGTTCACCATTGAGCATTTCAAACGGTGGTATCTTACCTGGTTTTTCTCCATATGACCTCAGTGGATATCCTACTGTCGTGCATGATCCTGCATTTGAAACCATTAAAGGTGAGATGCTGACCGTCAAGATGGAAATGTCTGAATGGGAATTTAACAATTCAATGATACCAAAACCTGAAATTAAAAAGAGGTTAGCTGTAATGCTTGCAGAGGAATTATTACAGAATAAAAATGTAGAGTTTACTTATCAGAAAAACCATAATAATGGTAATATAAGTGTAAGAGTGAGATGCTTTGTGGTACCAGATGACCAAGTAAAATTATTGAGGGAGAAAAAATATGAGTAAGGGAAGTAATCAAAGACCCACAGATAAAAAGAAATTTGACGATGGATGGGATAGAATCTTTGGTAGACAAAAGAAAGAATTAGAAGAAAGAAAGTCTTTGTCTGAAATAGCACCATGGCATCCAAAGGACCTAAAAAAAATTTCTGAGGATGAAAAAGCAGCCCAAGAAAAAATCCTGGGAAAATAAAATAGAGAAAAAAAGAGTTTCGCCATGGAGGGCTTTTTTATTACATTAACGCACCCGCAAACAAAACGCCACGAACCGCCAGAGACTGCTCTGGAGACTGCGTGGCCATTGTGTCACCAGAGGGCTTGACA